GCTTGTGGTAAAATAAAGTAATGACAAAGTCACAGGACGTAATAATTGCTGAGATGCGAAAAGACATTGAATACATCAAACAAGCCGTAGATGCAATCACTGACCATAACGTATCTAAAGATGACCACAGGGCATTAAAACGCAGAGTGGCACTCCTAGAACGTGCTGTCTGGGGCGTAGCTGCCTTTATTGTGATGTCAGTAATCGGGTATATACTGGTAAGGAACGGGATATCATCATGACACAAGAACACGACAAAAGAAGTGGAAGAATAAACAACGCTATATTTGGCATTATGGTGCTACTGACATTAGGGCTGTTTGTATCTATAGTCATTTGGTTTATACCTAGAGATATAGTTAAGTTAGAACTAAAAGTAGACCCACCAGTAGTAAGTAAAGCAGAGGGTCTAAAACTGCAAACAACTGTAGAAACCTTTGTCAATGGTGTATCTAGCTATGAAACTATACTTGACTGCGAAACTGGTCGTTTCTTCTTAGCACAATTTGAATCCATAACAACACCTACGCCACCTAGAGAGGAAATGATACTACTAGAAGTAAACCAGATTGTGCCTGTCGGTACTGAGTGTTCTGTCAAGACACAAGGCAATCACATTATAGAAGTTTTACCGTTTGCGAGTAGAACATATTTCACTAGTTTTGAATCAAATAAGTTTATAATAGAGGAGTAAGACATGGCAGGTTACCCAATAGAAGTACGACTAGCAAGCAAGAACGGTTTTTTCACACCAGCCGAAGCACAGAACTATTACGGCAAGTACAGTAGGGACGGTATAGCAGTACACTGGTGGAATACACCTAGTGCTGTTAAAGACTCAGACCACGACAACATAGTGAATTACATACTCGGTAAGGCAGCACGGGGCGTAGGCTCAGTGAACTACGTCGTATCTAATAACAAGATTACTCTAGTGGTAAACGCGCGTAACGTAGCGTGGGCCACACAATCAGGCAACCCAACCACGGTATCAGTAGAGTGTTCGCCTCACCTAAACGGTGAAGGCTACAAAAAGATGGGCTGGCTAATCAACGAGCTATTCAACCCCACTGACGGACTATTCCGTATACCCCCTAAATTATTCAAGCACAGCGACTTCTTTAGTACACAGTGTCCAGGAAATCTCAGCCTAGACAACATGTATATAGAGGCTGCTAAATGGAGAGATGGTGCGTACGACCCAGTACCAACTCCCCCACCTGCGCCAGTACCACCTGCTACACCCCTTATTACCGAGTGGAGCCTATGGAAAGAAACAGAGCAGGTATACCAATTTAACAAGGATACGTTCTTATACGACTTATCAAATGCTACAACTTGGGGTACAATAAAAGAGGTCAAAGCGTTTAAGGCAACCGACCTTGTAGCAATCGCAGGTTCGTTCAAAAATACTAAGCTTGACCGCACGTACTATGTGACTAGATACAGCTTCGATAAGAAGATAGCTAACGGGTTCCACCCTGATGACCTAGACATATACGTACCGCCACGACCAGAACCAGTACCACCAGAGCCACCAGTTGTACCACCAGATGTTACTGAGCCAGAGTTGCCAGAAACAGATGACCCAATAGGTGAGCTTCCAATAGAGGAAATGCCAAGCTGGTTCATAGGATTTATAAGTAAACTAATCGAATTTCTCAAGTTTTGGGATAAAGGAGATAAATAATGATTCAGAAATATAACAAATTCATAGTTGCAGCAGTAGGTGGACTAATATCTGCTTTAGAAGTCTATTACGAAGTATTGCCTGAGTGGGCTAGAGTATTAGTCCTAGTAGCAACAGCACTTGGTGTATATCAGGTACGGAACAAGGTTAACTAATATGCCTGCCCTAAAAGCGAACAGAGGAACAACCTACACCATAGGGGTTAACTACTTCAAAGAAGGAGTAGCCAGTACGCTTGTAGGGGCGACTGTTCGATTCACAATGAAAACAGTGGAATATGACGATGACGCGACAGACGCAACCGCTATCTTACAGAAAGATGTAACGGACGGCACGGCAGAAGGAGCGGCAGAGATAATACTGCTGCCTTCTGACACGTCTACTATAGCTCCAGCCAAGTATTATTACGACATCAAGGTAGAAGAAGCTACTGGGGAAATTTATAAACTTATAGAAGGCTTCATCATATTTGACGGTAGCCCAACGAATAGAGGAGTCTAGCTATGGCAGAAGTAATTATCAATGCAGACGTAAGTAGTGGCCAAGGTGTAACTGGCCAAATCTCTCTAGGCGCTAAGGGCGAAAAGGGCGATACAGGCGTTCAAGGTGACCAAGGCGACATAGGTTTAACTGGACCACAAGGTGCAACAGGACCAACTGGAGCTGATTCCATAGTAGCTGGCCCAACTGGACCGACTGGCCCACAGGGACCAATAGGACTAACAGGAGCAGACAGCGTAGTCCCAGGCCCTACAGGACCAACTGGTCCTACTGGTAACACTGGGCCGACTGGTCCAACAGGACTAACTGGAGCAGACTCAATAGTACCTGGCCCAACGGGTCCAGCTGGCTTACAAGGAGTCAAGGGCGACAAGGGTGACACAGGCGCGGCCTCAACAGTCCCAGGTCCTACAGGTCCTACAGGCCCAACGGGGCCGACTGGTCTAACTGGACCAACTGGTGCAACAGGAGCTGACAGTGTAGTCGCAGGACCACAGGGTATACAAGGTATTACAGGTGATACAGGACCAGCAGGTGCGGATTCAGTAGTTCCTGGACCAACTGGCCCACAAGGTATTCAGGGTATCCAAGGCGACACAGGCCCAGCGGGCGCAGACAGCATAGTAGCAGGTCCTACAGGACCAACTGGTCCACAGGGAATTCAAGGTATTCAGGGTGATACTGGTGCGACAGGTGCAGATTCAGTGGTGCCAGGTCCGACAGGTCCTCAAGGTATACAAGGTATAACAGGCGACACAGGACCAACAGGTTCTACTGGACCTCAAGGTATACAAGGAGTCACAGGAGATACTGGTCCTACTGGAGCAGCGGGAGCTGACGGACTAGGAGTCCCAGCTGGCGGAACCACAGGGCAGGCTCTTGTTAAAATAGATGGTACAGACAACAACACCGAGTGGGCTACCCCTGCAGGTGGTGGTAGTGGTGCAGTTTATGGTGCAACGTACACAATCGCTGCTACAGGTGGCGACTATGTAAACTTAGGTGCTTATAACGCAGACAGCCCAACGGCAGGCGACATACTCTACATAGAGGGAACTGTTACAGAAACTGCAGATGTAAACATAACGCCACAGGTTCACATATGGGGCAAAAACAGAGAAGTATCTATCATAGTCCATACAGGCTACACATTGACGTTTAATGGTCACGACATGACTTTCAAAGATGTAGGCTTTCACAACCTAGCGAATAATAATGACAAGGTCGTTTGTTGGGGACAAAGAAACCAGATAAGATACTGCCACTTCAGGGCTTCAAATCACTCAAGCATGGTACATATACTACAGTTTATTTCTACAGACGGGATTATAGACCACACTTTCATTGAAGCAGACTTAGGAACTAGCAACGGCTACTTAGTAGAACTAGGAAATAGCGGACATACTTTCACGAACAACGTAGTGACCACAGCAGGTGGTACAGCAGCAACTAAGGCTTGCGTATATATTACTGGTGATGAGTGTAATGTGATGAATAACCTTATTGGTGGCACAAGCACAACACATCAAGGTGTCGGACTTAAAACTAACGGTGCAGATTATTTGATGATTACCAACAACCACATAAGGCACACAAGCAACCCTATATACATAGGTGGAAACTACCCCAACATACATGGAAACACACTAAGGATAGGTGCAGGTGTAGGCTATTGTATAGACACAGGCACAGCTAACTTTGCGACTATTACAGGCAACACTCTGTATGGCAATTCTTCTAGTAGACAGGGAATACAGATTAGCAACTCAGAGTGTGTTATTACTGGTAATAATATGCGTATGGTAGGTGGTATCGGTGTAAACATAAAGGCTAACGTAGATAAAACCCTAGTAGCTTCAAACGCTATATATGGTGCAGGTACAGGTGTACTTGTAGCAGCTTCAACTTGTGATGATACTGTAATTCTAGGCAATATGTTGAACGCCACAACACCAATCAACGACAGTGGTACGGGTACATTTAAGCAAACAGTAACAGATAGTGACCCATTAAATAACGAACTATAGAGGAGTAACATGGCAGACATAACAATCACAATACCAACAGAACTAGTAGCAAGAGTATCTGCGGGTCTAGGCGTATCAACAATACCAGAAGCTAAGGCTTGGGTAATAGCTAAGATAAAAGAAGAAGTATTAGCTAGCGAACAAAAAGCTGTAGAAGATACAGAGGACGCTAAGCTGGAAACAGCTAGACAGGCTAGAGAAACAGCAGTACAGGCAGTTACAGAAGTAACGCTGAGTTAATATGGAGTTTCCTGACAATCCAAGCAAACGAGAACTAGAACGACAACAGGCTATATCTACCATAATTTCAGGTATGGCCTACAAAGCAGTAGACATGCACATAGACGTTGATTACGTACCACCAGACGACCCGCCAGAGTGGGCGCAGGAAGAAGCCCCTATACAGGGTATGCAGGACATAGCACTCAGGTTGCCTGGCTTCAACTGGGAAACCCTTGTCGAATATACAAGAGAAATATAGAAAAAGACCCACTCTATTTTGAGCGGGCCTTCTTTCGTTTAAGTTTCTTTGCTGATTCGAGTTCTTCAAAATGAAGGTCGAAGTGTATTAGTTTTTTCAAAATGCGGGTCTGTGAGGAACCCTTTTTCTCCTTATCTAACTACTTTATTATACCACTCATAGCATATCCCTACATACAATACAGTGGTCGTTGATTATACAATGCTTATTATTTACAGCGTAGAAACCACATACGTATTTCACTTCTTCTTTTCGCTTTTAAGCTGTTTCTTGCCCCACTCCTTGCCTTCGTTTATACGTAAGGTTAGGAACCTGTAATTGCTATCTTTGTCTTTAGGGTTCTTCACAGTGTACTCAACCAACCAGCCAATATTCTTTAGCAGGTGTAGGGCAATCTCTATGTCTGCGGGCCTTATACCTATTGTCCACATATCTAGCGTACCTGTTTCTACGTCGGCCTCGTCCTTGTTGGCGTCAATTACTACGCGTAAGATTTCGTTCTGTATGCGGAAGTTCTCTTGACCAAACTCCGAACCTTGTAACGTATCGTAGTTAAGAGATGTAACGGCCATAATCTGGTCCTTCTCTTTGATTCGGCTGAATAGTTCCATCTGCTCGCCTTCATCAAGTGCGTTTATCATAAAGACAGGTGAGTACATTAGGCGTTCTGCGAGCTTACTCACAGTGTCTTTAGGGTGCAATTCGTGCATTAAAGCTATCTGCATAGCCATTTCTTTTGTTGTTGGTAACATTAAAACTCTCCGTTATTTTCCATTAGTTGGCCTGGTTTCTCTGTGAACTCGAACACGTCGGCTGTGTTAGCCCACACCTCTAGCTTACCTTCTTTCAGGCTGTCGCTTATTCTCTTAATTGTTGCTTCGTCACGCTCTACACGTATCACCTTGAAGGTGTTAGTGTTGCCGTTGCCTACTACGTAGTCACACCAGTTTTTACCACTAGCCCATAGCTGACCTTGTATCTGTAGCATGTGAGCTTCTGGCACACCGTTGGCTAGAACGTCGCTGTAGGTCGTGTCATACACCCATTTGCACTCTACTAGGCCGTCCTTACCTACTTCACCGTCTGGTGAGGCCACAAAGTAGTTGTTGTAGTAGCAACCCACTGACTTAACTTTCACTATCTTAAACTGTTTCTCGTACTGTCTTAGAAGGAATTTCTCCATTTCTTGGCCTTCCTTCATGGCGTTCGTAACAAAACGCTCAAACGGCACACCGAACTGGTTCTCAAAGGCTAACTCGGCCTCGTAGTCTGTCCGTCCTTTCAATGGCTTTCCGTCACGCTTGCTAACTGCTAGCCAGTCCTTCAACCGACTAGCTGTTGGCTTACCTGTTCGTAGTTCTACCCACTCTGGACTGCCTTGTGGGGCGTCTGAATACTCAAACTTGTTTACGTCCAAATTCATCTTATAGCCCCTCTGGAATTTCGCTAGAGTCTAGCTTGGTGTTGCCAGGCATGATGTCATCAATAGTCTGTTTCTTAGGCTTAGGCTCGTAAGCTGTGATGTTACGGTTATAGCCGTGTTTCTGCTCACCTGCTTGGTTCGTGTAGGTGTAGTCGCTCTGCTCTACTTGGTACCACGCCTCTTTGCCTACTAGCACTTTTTTACATAAAGCTACTAGCTCGTCACTGTTAGCGGTGGCGTTAACCATTTCCTTAGCTTCTTCTTCTTTTCCTTTTTTGGCGTTGTGTGTGAATAGGCCACGGATATTACTGAACGTATACCCTATAGCTTTGTCTGTAGTGAACCACATACGTGCTGTGCCTTCTTCGCCATTTTCGCCTTCAACTGTGAATTCAATGAATTCTTTGTCGTTATCGTTGCTCCCACCTTGTACGTCTACGATGTTTACTTTGTGTATGCCCTCAGGAAAATATGCTCCCATTTCCTTCTTGTGCTCCTCGTTAAAATCTGCCATTATTTGCTTCTCCAAAATGATTTAGTTGATATGTTTTCTCCTACGAGTCTGTTCATTACCGCTGTGAGTGTAATGATAGCTTCAGTCAAGTTTTTAATTTCAGCAGGTTGTATATCCCTGTTTATAGGTGGTCGTCCTAGAGGCTTAGCTCCCTCTGGTTTAGGGTTTCTCATCTCAGCTTTTTTCTCAGCCCTAGATGTAATCTCTCTGACAAGCTCCTTATAGCCCGCTAGTGTGTCGGCTTTCATCATCAGGTTAGTAGTGCTACTAGACCTTTTGACCATGTTGCCTATTTGGTTAGAGTTTAACCCATTTCTCTGTAGTATTTTTACTACCTGAAAATCTTCTTCTGTTACTGCTGTGCCCTTGCTTTTTTTTACTTCACTCATTTTACTATCCTTTCTGTGGACCGTAATAGTCCTTAATTGCTTTGTCTACCACCTTTAAGTCGTTAGGTATCTGGTCCTCTTTGAACATACCTAGTGGTGTTTTAACACCTGTGCCGTCTGTCTTTACATTGAACACGAACTCTCCGTCCGCTGTGATTTCGTTTGTGATTAGGATATTGGTTAATCCTTCAAGCACAATCTTATCGCTCAACATCTTACCTGTAGTCTTAAACCTTATCATGCCGTCCTCTGTGTCGGCTGCATGTGCCATTACGTAAAAGGTCTGGTCGCCTTCCTTGTCTATGATAGCCTTGAATATCTTAAACATATTCTGAGCCATTTGTGTAAACTTGGCGTAACCTATCTCTGTTACACGTGACATTTCTTCAAAACTCATTAGGTAGTTGGCGTCGTCTATCACTACGATAGGCGCTGTCGCTTTCTCAATAGCGTTTATAACGTCTGGGTACGACTTCGGTACCATAGTCGCTATATCTGAACGAAATGGTAACTCTTTACCACTCGCAAGCACTACGCTAGCTTCACCTTTCTTCAGGTTCCTCATACTACTGGACTTACCAGTACCTGATTGACTGATTACTAATACTAATCGTGCCATTATGCTACCCTCACTTTTATAGTCTGCGTACGGCTTATCACCTGTACTGGAATTTGCCTATTTGCTACTCCCATATCTTTCAGTTCCTCTCTTGCTTGTGACTGTTTATAGAAGGCCTTGTGCTTCTTAACTTCGTGCTTGTACTGTACTCGTGCTAGTTTACGCTTATTGCGTAACTCTTTTCTGGCAGTCTTTATAGATGCCCTGTATTCTGCTTTACTCATAACGTCCTTTCGTTATTAGAAACCTTTTTTACTTAGAAACTCGTCAACAGCTTCAGTAACAACATACGTTAATGTACGTTTTTCTTTCTTCATATACTTCTTAACTCGGTCTGCAAGTTCTTGTGGAACATACACTCCGAATATAGCCTTACCTTCTCTTGTTGATGATGCCATAGATTCTCCTTTCTTGTCACTAGCTTATCAAACAATTCACGATTTGTCAAGTTATTCCATTTTTACCTCTGTTTCTTCCAGCCATATCGTTTCATTAAAGTTGGACTTTTTACGTAGTGCTGAATAGACGGCAGTATCTATACTGAAACGTACTGACATCAGGTAAAATACAACTCTTTTCTTCTGCCCCTGCCTGTGGGTACGCCCTTTGGCTTGGTGGAAGTTGGCATAGCTATAGGTTGGACTTAGGAATATGGTCACTGGGGCATAGGTCAGCTCTATGGCTGTAGACGCACTCTGGTACTGGGCTAGTGTCACACTTGGTGGCATAGTTTCCCACTTATCTCTCGGTGGTAGGTTACTGGCGTGTCCAGACTGCTCCCATATCACACGTTTTTCGCTCTTGGGTAGTCCGTCTAATACTGCGAGTACCATATCTCTCTCTACGTTATAGTTGTAGAAGATTACGATATGCTCACTGGTACTGTCTAGTATTGACTGTAAAGCGTCTATTCTTGCAGGTGTCATGCTCTGTCTTAAGTACGCAAACAGTTTTGACGAGCTGTCTAACAGCGTGCCGTCTGGGGCTATTCGTGTACGCTTGGCTCTGTTGTACAGGGCTTTCTCCTTATCGGTCATTTCTATCGCTATAGGTATAGACACTACTTCTGGCAGGTCTATCTTGCCATCTCTGTCTAGGAACTTAGACACAGTGTGCCAAAACTTAGTCAACACTTTTTCTTCGTTGTACCCCAGTATGATAGGAAAGCCACGACTTCGGTCAATACGCACAAATCTGCTCAAGAATTCGGTCTTGTTACGCACTAGTCCGAACAGTATGGCGTAATTTTCTATGCTACTCCACCCATTAGGTAGTGGCGTTGCCGACAGCCCTATAAACTGGTCAGATTGCGACACAACTTTTCGCACACCTTTACTGCGCCTTGTCTGGCTGTTGCAGATAAAGTGGCACTCGTCAGCTATTACGCACAAGTCTGGCATACCTAAGTAGGCTTCAGGTTTACGAGCAAACTTATCGTACGACACAATCCAGTAGTCCTTAGGCTTTTTACTACCCAAGTATTTGTCCATTTCTCTATGCCAGTCCTTAGTCCTGACTTTCGCGGCAGGTGCCAATATAAGCAGTGGGCGTTTCTCCCCATAACGCTTATAGTGGTCTAGTGCCATAATCGTCTTACCAGTACCAACGTCAGCCCACATTATGCCGTTCTTGGGCAGAGTTGCTAGGTAATCTTCCTGATACTTATGTAATTTCATATTTTCTCCTTAGTGTCTGGGGACTTGTGGTGCGTTGGGCAATATACAGCTTTCTTTCAGCTGACCACTCCACAAGCTACCCCCAAACGTGTGGACTTACACGTTCAACGATGCCACGTTATTATCTTTTCTTCATTATCAGGTCTTTAGATGCTATTATAGCCATTTTTGCTACGCTAAACGCATCTTGTGGCTCAATACTCCTGATAAATCCGTGCCTTTTCACGACCTTGCCATATATTCTTTCCATATATTTTGGGGTAGTCATTTCCTTAAGTAGCCCCATAAACTCTGGCACAGGCATAATGTTGCCATTAGCAAATTGAATTTCCTTAGACAGATTTACGTCAATAG